ATTTAATCCGCACTATCAAACCCGCTACGCAAGCCGCTTCACAGCTGATTTTGGCACTTTTCAAAAAATGACGTTTTCCTATTATTCAGCTGGATTCAGCTGCAAAACGCCCCAAAAATGCCCCAAGATGAAAAGATGACCGGTCATCAAATAACCGGCAGTTCTTCATTCTCAACGAAAACGACAGATACCCAGAACCTCAGCAGAACAGCCCTCCTATGTTCGCGATTCGCGAAGACGAAGAGAGCCAGCACTGGCTTTATGTTTGGCATAAAGGGCGCTGGCCGCTCGTATCAGATGTGCCGTTCGAAACCCAGGGTAAAGCCGTTGATGCGGCGCTGGTTTTCGACTTTGCCACGCTGTACAAATAGCCGGGTTCCATCCCGGAATATGCACATCAGATTCCGTTTAGGAATGCAGCAAGCTTCGTTGAAATCCATGACATGCCCAGGCGGGACGGATGCAAACCATCCGGTGCCGTCCCGGAAAAATTGCTGGTCATAATATTAACGTTTTTCTCGTTAAAACCAGAATTAAGTTGCAAGTCCAAATATGGCACGGAGTAGTCATTACATACTTCACGGACAGCTTTACAGTAGTCTGCAAGATAGAAACCCTTGGCATTTTTAGAACGCATACCCATAGAATTTGCCACGGGAGTTGTCACAACGAACGCTACTTTCACTCCCGGGTACTTAATGGTCAGTCCTTCGATAATGGTGCGCAATGCTCCGTAGAACGTTAGCGGAGATGTATCAGCAAATACACCCAAATCAGTTCCGCCGTTTGAGCCGTAGCTATAGCCAAAATCATTTATCCCGCCCCACACGGTTATTACGTCCGGGTCCGTTCCCATAGTGTTCCAGCGGACTGACATAGCCGTTGTGTCAGTAGCGTTCAGTTTTGCAATTGTTGTCCCACCAACACCATAGTTGTTAAAACTACCAATGCCAGTAATATCCTCAACAAGCGGTTGATACCACCCTCGCTCCGTGATTGAGTCTCCCAGCGTATACCATTTTTTCCCATTCCATTGTGCCGAGCCTCCATTATTAACTTTTGCACGTAATGCCGGAGTCAAGCTGCTTTCCTGAACAACGTCAGGGCCAATTTGTGCAGTTTTCTTGATTAGTGCCGACCTGACAGACACCCAATCCATTTGTGTTTTATTATTAATATCGCTGCCATTATCAGCACGCTTTGTCGTGAATCGCACCCTTCCGCTTATTGCCGACGTAATCACATTGGAATGCCACGTGCCATCTGATGAGATGAATGCGCCATTCGCATCATAATAGAACGGACAGTATAGGTACGCGCTGTCCGTCAGTGTAAACGTGTCACCGACCCCAATTGCTATCATATCGGTACGATGAACGAATGTTGATGTAGGTCCAGAATTCACACCAGTTGTTGAGTTTATAGAGCCCTCTACAATTGCGAACCCGCTCCTGTCTGTTTCTGTATTGATTTTCGCAAACGGAATGCCTCCTTCCGCAACCATATCGATATTAGGCGGCATTTTTGATGCGGTTGACGGCCCGCGAATCCACGACGCTAAAGGAATTTTATTGATAGACTCACCGCCGTCTACTCGTTTTGTCGTGAATCGAACTCGCCCGGAAATTGGTGAAGAAACACTACCTGCTAACCAGACTCCGGGAGACGAAATAAACACCCCATTAGAATCATAATAGAACGGACAGAATAAATACTCTGAATCTGTGATAGCAAATGTATCGCCAACAGATACGGAAAACATTTTGGTTCTCTGTGAGAATGTTGTCGTCTGAGATATATCTTTACCATTTTTAGAATCAATGCCGCCAGGCTCGATTGGGTAGTCTGTTTGATACGAACTCAGATTAATCATATATGACGCAATCCCGCCCTCAGGAATGTTAGACAATCTAACTGTAGAATTACGTACAATCGTAATTCGTTCAAACACTCTAGACTGAGTTGGGTCGTATGATGGGTCGCTTCCCACATATTTAAAAACTAGACGTACGTAACAATCCTCTGTTGCGTAATAATCATATGAGTATTCAAAATAATTACCGTTATACGTTGTTCCGTCTGGTGTGCTGTAAAAAACACCCGCCACATTAAAATAATATGGTACGGTAATTCGGTCACCAGCCTTCATGAAAATAAAGTCCAGAGTGCGAACTTCTTTCTGCGTGCTTGGCTCTGGGTTACCCGTTGACAATCTGTATATACCCGGCTCAACTCGAACAGCGCGATCGTCGCGGCCATGATTGATCGTCGATAGCTCCGTGCCGTTCTGTAATGAGCGTGCGCGATTGTCTACAACAGACCCCTTACCGACGAGCTCCGCAACTGGCATGGCAACACCGGAATTATTCAGATAGTATTTAAAGCTAATGTCAGCACCCACCCCCTGAGCGACACGGAATGACTTTCCTTCCGCCGTCCCAGCAATCCCCGCAATCGTGCCGTCCGGGTCTTCTGCTGTGATGTAGTATGTATTGGCGTCTGCGATGTTCTGGGCGTTTTTCTCCGCCACCTCAGCACGCACAGCGGCGCCATCAGATCTGTCGGCATTGGCTTTCGATTCCGCGGCGCTGTCGGCGGAACTACCCGCATATCCCTTGGACTCCTTGGCACTCTTAATGGATTCCTCAGATGCAGCACTTGCAGCCTCGGAACTGGATTTGGATGATTCAGCAGCTGCAACGGAAGCATTCTTAGCATCCACCGAAGCATCACGTGCGGCCGCAGATTCACGAGCTGACTCAGCAGAAGCGATTTCGGACGTCTTGGTACGTTCAGACATCCGCTTGATGTCAGAATAAACTGGCGGTCGAGCAAGCTCCGGGTCTGCATATATCAGATAATCATTAAGGGAACCATCCGCCGCACCATCTTCGATACGCATGAAGCCCAGTCGCTGGCGGATTCCATTGTCATAGGTGATGAACACTTCATAATCATCAGGAACGACCGAGAATTCATACTCTCCGCCGGGACCTGTCAGGGTTTCTACACACAGGCATTTGAACGTTTCCAGTGTGTTGTTTTTCGACTTTACAGCTATCAGAGCGCCAGGCACAGCAGCGCCGGCCGGATCGCGGTATACGCCGGATATCTTGATCATATGGTGATTAACCTCGGTCTAACGATTGACAAGCAACAACAATGTGCTTTTTTATATTTAGAGCGGCCGACTTTTTCTTCATGTCAAGTAATGGAGTCGCCAGTAATGTTATGGATATTCACATCTAGGCTAGACGATTAAAACGCCCACTTAAATAAACACCATATCTATGGTATGCTAGTTAAATATTTACCACCCAGGATAAAGAGAGTCACTATGGAATCAAATAAACGCAATCTGAGCTTGGATTTTTTTAGGGGAGTCATGGCTATAATTGTCGCTATAGGGCATTTATTTTATTGGAATGAAAACTATAACTTCCCACACTCATTTATATTAGCGGTTGATTTTTTCCTTGTTTTGAGCGGCTTCGTTCTAACAAAATCAGTTTTAAGCAGCGACAACTTCTGCTCTATAACATTCGCAAAAAAAAGATACTTTAGGCTTGCTCCTGTGTATCTTTTTTGTGCAGTGTTAACAGGGGCATCAGCGATATTTATAAAAGGAACACCAATACCAACTCTTTCAGAGTCAATCAAAATAATAGGTATAGCTCAAATATGGCCATTTGATTCAACAGAAGGTTTCGCCTACATTGGCAGCCTTGCTATTTCGTGGACAATTTCAGCAGAGCTTTGGCTCGGGATAATAATGTTTCCGATTGTTTATTTTTTACACAAATCAGCAAGGCCATTATTTCTTCCGTTCATTTTGATAGTAGCTATATTCTCATTCCTAGCAATAAATAAAACATCACCAAACTTTATGGATATTCAGTATAACAACTATAATGAATTTATTCTATTTGGCATGATTAGAGCTGCCCTTGATTACTCACTAGGGATATTAGCCTTTGCGTTACTAGGTAAAGTAAAACTACTTAATATGGAGCGCGCCAACTCTTTACTACAACTTTCAACTATAGCTGCATGCTTATTCCTGTATTCCAATATAGATTATAATAGAGAAAATGAAATATTCGCACCATTCATATTTATGGTGCTTGTATGCTCACTTGGAACTGAAAAGGGATTGATGTATAAACTATTATCAGGGAAAGTGAGTGAGTTTCTAGGCGACATATCATACCCAAGTTATATGATTCATATATTGTTGTTGTATGTTATGACAAGAACGCTATCAATGAAATTAGATTGGCTCACCATTTCTATATTTGTCATCACATTGCTCATTGCATCGAAAGCAATAAATATTATGATTGAAAAGCCATTTATGAAGATCTTAAAGGGGTAGGCTTACCCCTCTATTAACTTTACCAACTGGCTTATTTATCTTGGAGCAATGGGCCAGTCAATTTTCGGAGCATTCCCAAGGTCAATTCGATTTAGTTTAACTCGATACTCTTTCCACTTCTGTAATAACGAGCGCTCATCTGCAGTTGAATCATTCAAATCAATTGCATCCTGTAATGGGGCTATGGCGTTAGCAGCATCAAGCATCAGTAGATCACGTCGCCTGGTAGCCTCAAGGATTAGCTGATTTATGCTCGGCGCTGGAGTATCTATCCAAATAGGTAAACCTGCATTATCTACACCACGCACCTTCCCTTCAGGAGGGATTCCTGTGTACCTATTAAATATTTCCTCATCAACCTCTACTCCATTAATGGGCCATGTCCCAGAATTCTCATAGTCTACCCTCATTAAAAATGGGTAGAATGAATTTGTCTTTGCATCAAACAAATACTTCATAAATTCACAACCCTCTTATAATTAACGCTTTAATACCCAATTGCAATATAAGTGCAATTTACTTGCCCACCCTGATTGCATTGCAAGTTGAATCCGAGATTGGTTTTATTTGCAGCCCCAACCGGCCACGCTGCGACTCCGGCATCTGTAACTGTTAACGCTGCGCAAAAACTTGGAAATGCGGCTGAAAATGGAATCCAATCACCGTTTTTCCCCACAGCCACTCCCCACTGAATGACCACACCTGTAACTGAATCCTTGAGCCAGCCGTTAAAATTTTTATTTGCGGTATTTTTAATATTGTTTATATAATTACTTAAATACCCCCCCCAAATAGCCCCATTAACATCCCCATTCTCTTGGTATGAAGCAGAACGCCCATCATGAGAAACTGTAACATTTCCGCCAAACAATGCTCCACCAGCAGAGGTTACACTCCCGGGCAAAATTGTCTCGCCAGTGCTTCTGAACTCAAACCATTTATCAGCACCTGCACCAGTAACGTGAAAACCAATGAGATGATGCTGATTAACTCGCTCAAGGAAGTAAAGCTCACCTGCAAGGTCAGCAGCACCGTTAATTCTAATCCCGTTTGTCGTTCTTGAGTTGTTCACAATATCGCCGAAACCATTCTTTACAATAAACCCTCTACTGTTATTGGCAATCTCACCGTCAACTCGTAATGCTTCAAGAACATTAAGCCAGCTTATCGTGTCTCCATATTTATAAACAAAGCGACCATCTGACTCTATTTTATTCCATGCATTGACATCGTTAGCTGTTAAAGTCACATTTGATGATAAAGGTTTGCCATTTATGGTAATTGATTTAAAGGCATATTTATTGTCGCCTTCATTCTGGCTGTAAACCTGCAAATTACTTCTGGCCTCTCCCTTGTTTTGTAAATCCGCCAGGTTTTGCGACTTTTGAAGAAACAGCCCATTGGGATCAGCCAGCAGATTTTTCCAACCTGCGGCACTATCCCCATCCGGATCCGTTGTGTTCGCTTCAACTGTATTCCACCAGATTTTCGAACCGTCAGCGCTTAATACCATAGCGCCACGAGGATAGCCGCCAATCGCCGAGGTAAATGCCGAATCAAAGGTGTAATGGCCGCCAGCCTGAGAAAAACGGATAGCCACAGTGATATCGTTCAGCAGTCCGTTAAAATCCTTCCCGTGCGGCGGGATACCGCCGGCCGCAATCGCTGTCATGGTCAGTGGAGGAAAACCAGAGTCATAGGCAGCATTGCCCTTCTCCTTGGTCTCCTGCGTGGCATTATTGGGGATCGTGTTTTTGTCAGCAGTACCGCTGGCGAACGGCACTGCAATCTGACGTGGTTTATCTGTCAGTTTCATTTTATGCCTTCTGAATTATTGAAACGTTAATACCGGGCGGTGCCGGCAGCGCACCGGAGGACTGGACGATAGCCAGCTCTGCGGTCGATAGTTCAAACTCGAATACATAGCTCATCTTCATGTCGCCATCGTTCTGGATATAGGCGCGCCCCCGATCGCCGAACATGTAACGCAACATCCGATTGATATTCGGTATTGAGCAATCGGTGATATTGCTCATGGCTTTCATCATGATCAGACGGCGATAGATCGGGTCAGCTAGTTCAATGGTCTGCGTTGTGCTCTCACCACTATAGAACGGTGCCTGGTCAAATGGGCGGGGATCTGTCAGCGTTGGCGTATCCAGCCGCGCCTCACTGAACCCCAAATAATTAAAGTCATCGTCGACCGTTAGCCGCCGGCTTACGTCCACAATTTTTCCCCACACATCGAGACCATAGGTCTCTGCGGTTTCTATGTTCCAGATCAGATCGTAAAAATCATCGACGAACTTGTCGGGGGAAACGGCTTCGTTGAAGCTGCCAATCAGGGCGTTAAGGCGGGGGCTGGCGGCGTACTGTGCGAGCACAGTGGCGGCCACATTCTGCAATTTAGACCTCCTGCAGCTCTACGCTGATATTGTTCGGATCCAGCGTCGGAATTTCGTCGATACCAAACTGGATGGATGAGGAAAAAGCGTTACCATCCCTGCTCAGCACCAGGCTGAGAATATCGATGTTTGAAGGGTCAATGCTGTAAATGCCCGCATAGAATCGCCCGGCGGCCAGCGCAGCCGCTGCACGCGCTCGATTGCCTCCATCAGCGCCATTGAATGCCGCGATCACTTTACTCTTTACCTGATCAGTAATGTCCGATGGTAAATATTCGCTTTTTTTCAGGATAACCTTCACTGACACGCTTACCGGCTTCAACCCCTGCCAGGTGATCACATACTCCGGATATGGCGTCTCATAGCCGTCGGTATCTGCAATCGTGTATGAGGAATCACCGTTCATGTCGACACCGGGCGGCGCCTTGCGCCAGATAGCATCCGCGATATCCTCAGCCTTTCCGCCATATACGCCAACGTAGAACGAGTTTTTCTTCAATGTATATTTGGATGAGCCGACTTGTCTGTCTACCGGGGTCGGGTTATGCGTAACGTATACATCCACTACGTTGGGAACTTTTGCGAGGATCTCGCCGCGGATCGCGTTCAATGTATTCCGAGCATTGTTGGCAACGGAATTGCGTCGGCGGTGCTCAAAGTCGGCTCTGCTCTCCTCATTATTGCCCGGCACCCCGGCGGCGCGGTTCGTCACACCAGACCAGCCAGGGATCGCTTTGTAGACCTTGCTGAGCGCACCAATGGGGCAACCGATCGGGCCTGTCCTCGATAGGTTCTGGAAAACAACATCAACGCTACCGGCGGCACCGATCGTGGCGTCGGATAAGCTGGCGTAGAGATACCCCGTATCATCCTGTGCCAGGCTTCCGGCAGGGATCAGCGTATCCACCAGCCCTGAGCACGTCCCGGTTACTGTCGTGCCGGTGGCACCGATGCGATCGAGGAAATAAACCCGCCCAATCGCATCCTGAAATCTGCCGCTGCTGTAGTCCGCGTTCACCTGGTTCGCGATCGCCAGCAACTGATCGTTCTTATCGGCGATGATGGCCGAATCGCTAATAGCCAGCTGCCCCTGTGGGCTCGTCAGGCTGGTCCCCATCGAGTTCCCCAGCGCGGTGGAGAAATCGGTTAACCGGCCGTTTAGTATGTCCACCTCATCCGGCACCAGCAGCCCCGTTTTTGAAAACGTAACCGCCGGTACCGCAGTTGTGTAATTGGTGTTTTCATCCGTCATAACAGCACCGTGTAATCGTTGAAATTGGTATCGGTGATCGTCATTACGCCACCAATGCGGCGATCGCCGTCAGAGACTGCCGTACACAGCGCGCTGGAGACCGTCGGCAGTTTCATCGCCTCCTGCTGCATTTTGGTGTTAATCAGCTGCGTGCCGGGCCAATGGCCGAGGATCCGCGGGTAATAAGGAATTCCGAGCGTGTTGTCATACCAACACTCGCCAAGGAAAGTGCTGCAGGCGCACGCCACATCCTGCGCCACCGCATAAGGATTGTCCGTGACCGCCAGGTTGCCTTTGTCGTCCAGCATCAGATCCCAGGTATTCGTATCGAGAAGAAGTGAGCGAGTTTGCATCATGCCCCCTATTGCGGTTTATTCGTCTGCGCGCTGCCTGATTGCACGCCACCATGCACGTGGTCACCAAACTCGATACCACTAATCATGGCGCCGGCGGACAGGTCCGCTTTGCCTTTGGCTGTAAACTTCTGGCTCACCTCGGTCGCGCCGTTCAGTGCGATTTCCGGCGAGTTAACGGCAAAGCGCTTCGATGCATTGGTTTCAACATCCGGCGCATTCAGCGTAATTTTCCAGGGTGAAGTTACATTGATCTGCTGATCGGCAAACTCGACAAATTGCACCGGGTCGCCATTCAGCACACCACCCAGATAGATCGCATCTGACAGGCTGTGCGTGCGCCTTGAACCGGGCATCGCGGGCTGGCGCGTGGCTTTAACCCCGCTGATATCCCGATCGCAAATCGCTATGAACCCAATATCACCGGCTTTAGGTGGCATAATCACCGCACTTTGGCCACCCTGTAGACGCCATACCGGCACGTTGTAAATTACCTCATGCGGGATAGGTGAGCCGTCGCCAGCGACGGCCATCACCATAGGGCGAATGTCCACGTGCTCCCCATTGGCATTGATCACCCTACCTAACGTGATAAACGCATGACGCCCCAGAAACTGGCGCATAACGTAGTCCTGCGCGTTGATATCACCATTCAGATCGGAGCCGTTTACATGAAAATTTTCCATATCAGCCCCCGGGTTGCCGCAACAATTCGCAGGATGTTGAACATTGGCCGCCCTCAATCCATGAGGTTAACGTGTGCATTGCACCGAGCACTGCATAGCGGCCGCTGGCGTTCGGGAGTGAGGTCACCAACGACAATTTGCGACCAATAAAAATATCAGGACTGAACAGACACGAAATGCTCAGCCCAACATTGGTAAAAATGGGATATCCGATTAATCCGTGGTCGGGAGAAACGAGCAATGCCGGCTCTTTTCGGGATACTCCCTTTGGCCAGATCGTCACCTTCTCCACGTTGATATCGATCTCGGCATCAACAGCCCGTGCCGCCTCGATCATCTGCAGCGTGATATCTCCCTGGAAATACGGATCGGGCAGCGTGCGTTTAACGCCCTGATTCTCATATTTCAGCCCCACTGATGATGCCATTGGCATCAAAATGTCATCGATCGAGACGGGGCCTTTCGCGCTAAATGGCGACACCTTTTTCGCCCGCAGATAAAACATCATGTTCGCTGTAATAATCAGCGGCACATCCGGCGTCTGGTTGTAATCCGCATATGCATCGCTGATAAACCCTTCGAAAATCAGACGGTCAGCAGCCCATACGCGGATCCGATTAGGTTTGGCCCCATCAATCCAAATCCCTTTGTAGCTCAGCGCCGCCATCTGCTGGGCCACGAGCCCCCACAGATAAAGGGTAATTTGCGTGCCGGCAATCCCGCCATACGCCGCCAGGCTTATATAGCAGCGCGCATTCTTGACGGTAAGCACGTTACCCCGATCGTCAAACGTTCGCCCCTCTGCCAGGGTAAACTCCACCCTGATATCCCGTTGTTGATAGCTCACGGCATTTCCTCCGGCGCAAGGTAGTAAAGTTTGAAACGCTCACCCAGGCCGGACCATTCAGGATCCGCGTTTCCCGCCAGGTCAGCGAAAAATAATTCGCCGGCGAATGGCAGATAGCCGTAACGCACGATCTTGTTGCCGTTAAGGCACAACACCCCCTGCAGGCAGGGAGTGCCGTTAACGGTCAGATCGATATATAGCCCCGTGGTACGCTGTGCCAGACGAATTTCACAGGCCTGATTATTCAGGGAGACGGTGAATCGTTGAGACTTGAGGGGCTTGAGTACAATTTCCAGCATCAGGTTAAACTCCCCGCCAATTGCTTAACCGCCGCATCCAACTTTTGCGTCGCGCTGACGGTGACCTCTCCGAGAGGTTTGGTCACATCCTCGACCGCTGACGAAACCTTATCGGCAATGTTCCCAACCAATTCCGACGCCGAGCGCTGCACGCCGGAGATCGCTTTCTTCACATCAGAAAGGGTGGAACCACTCGTTGAAGAGGTAACGAGCTCCGTTTTGGCGCTCGCTCCCTGGGTGATTTGATTATTGGTAGTGTCGGCCTGCGATGTCTCGCTGCTGACGGTCACCTCGGCCACGTCCTGCACGTCCTGAAAAACCGCCGTTACCGTAAGCAACGTCGGGCCGCCGTCGCTTCGGATCCGATAATCGTATTTGGTCAGGTCATAGGACGAATAGGTTTTGTCGGGGGTTTCGATGTCATAAACCTCCGCCGTTGTTCGCATCGTCTCCAGGGTGGCCAGCACGTCCGAGCGGGATGTCAGCGTGAGATTGGTCAGGTTCGGAAGCCCGCCTGAAAACCCTGTCCACCCCTCCACGGTAAACGTAATGTGTAATTCTGCCGGCCGCTGCACCTTGTTGAACGACGTGTAACCACCTCGCTCGATCGGTGCAGTAGTGATCGACGCTTCGCCCCCCACTTCGATAACGACAAATGACGTTGGCGAAAAGGGCTTCGTGCCGACACTGGCGCCGGAGGCATAATAAATACCGTATCCCGGCGCCAGCACGCTGTTAACGACAGACAGCAGACCACCGCCCCGCACAGCATTCAGTACAGTGGCCTGATTCAGGGAAAACCTCATGTCGATACTCCCGATGCATACGCGCCCACAAGGCTGGAGCGATTAATTTTTTGCCTTGCGTCGTCGATGATCCCTTTCGTGCTGTCCGCCGGCGAATTCACCTGCAGAGTGCCGATATGGGTTGTTTCGGTGATCGTGGATTGCGAACCGCCGACCGGCTGGCGCGCCTGCGCCGCCATGCCTGCGCCCGGCTGAGGCAAATTCGACAACACCTTCGGCACGTATTCCCGCGTTTCCTGCGGGGCCGCGCCGAGCCCTTTGCGCTCAACATTACCCTGGCCCCAGTTATACGCCGCCAGCGCCTTACCCAGATCACCATCGAACATTTTCAGCAGCTGCGACATGTAGCGCGCTGCAGCATGGGCTGATTTCTCCGGATCAAAAACGTCATCGCCGACCAGCCCGAAGTCCTTCGCCGTGCCGGGCATGAACTGAAACGGCCCTTTCGCGCCTGCTTTCGATACGGCCTGAGTATCGCCGCCAGACTCCGTGATCACCATGCTGCGCAGCAGCCCGGCAGGGAGCCCGAAGGTTTCCTCCAGCTTGCTGAGTTTCGGCTGCAGCCACGCCAGCATTTCCTCACCGGCCTTTGTTGGCTGTGGCCGGCGTACAGATTGAGCAAACTGCGTCGGTGCCTCGTCTTGCCCGTAACCATCACCACGCGGAAGATTGATCCCGAATGTATCCTTAACCCAATCGTGAGCGGATTTTCCCCATCCCTCTACCTTGTCACTGAATGGCAGATTGTTCAGGGCATCCGCAACGGGGTTATTTTTCAGCGCAGGGTATTTTTCCTCGAGGGGTTTAATGACAAACTCCTCAAGCGCCACCAGAGCTGCAATAAGGCCGGCAGGCCCCATCAGCGCCCCGCTGAGCCCTTTAAACAGGGAAAGCAGCTTGCCACCCACCGATGCGCTAACCAGCAGCAGAATGGCGTTCTGCCAGCCTCCTACCGCATTGGCGGCTTCACCGGCGATACCAACAATGTTCGACAGAACATCGAACACGCCCTGCACCGCGGCTTTGATTTCATCCGGGTGCTGTGCCATCCAGTTCGCCAGATCATTCAGCCACGCGTTGAACTGTTTGATGTAAGGCAGCAGCGCGTTAAAGAGGATGTATCCCGTTTTCTCAAAGGCCTGGCTGATCTCTGCCCACTGCTGGCGAAACTTCCGCGCCGCTGCGATGGACTGCTCGTCAACGCCTGAGCGCGCTGTAAATCGGTCAACATCGCGCAACGCATGGCCAGAGCCGAACCATTGCTGCGCGGCGTAGCCATACCCCAGCTCACTGCCATAGGCCTGCTGCTGATCCTTATTCAGGTTTGGAAATGCGGCGGCCAATTTGCGGACAATATCTTCAGTCCCATCCCGGCCCAGATCGATATTGGCGCCCGCCTGGTTGGCGGCCAATAGCAGGCTTTGAAGTTGAGGATCCAGCCCAAGGCCAGATTTTAAGCGTGCCTTTGCATCGTTGATGCGGGAGAACGCGCCCACGATCTCGTTGGCACTGACACCGAACGCCTCGCCCGCCTTGGTCCAACCATCCAGCGATTTGGCCGACATGCCAAAGGCATCGGCCGCCGTCGCCAATTGGTTCAGGTTACTGGTGAACCCGGTAACAAAGCTTTTGAGGCCGCCCAGCGACAACGTGACGCCGGCCAGCGCCAGCACCTGGGCGCGAATACTGGAAAAGAACGACGCCGCCTTTTTGCCGCTGGCTTCCATGTCTTTGGCGGTTTTGTCGGCTTTTTTTCCGGTTTTATCCAGCGCCTCGCTGCTTTTCTTTTCGCCGGTGTCGAACGCCTGCGCAACGTTTTCCATGACCGCTGTCAGGCGGTCAAGCCCCGCCACTACCGCCTGCTCGCCAGCGCTGAAGTTTTTGTCGTCAATACCCAGGGCGAGGACGAGCTCGTCAAGTACCATTGCCACTATTTCCCCTCCTGCATTACGCGTGCGTTATGGGCGTCCACCTGGATGATTTCCAACAAATCCCACAAGTCCTGCACACCAAGCACCGCATCCAGCTCGGCCTTGGAGGCTTTGCCGGCGGAAATCACGGTAGCGATGGTGTGCGGGACGTTGGTGTAATCGACAAGCCCAAACGGCCTGTCAGGATTGGCAAAACGAGGCGGGATATCTAGCGGCCGGCGGTAGCGAAAAAATCCACGTGCAGTTTGAACACCTCCGCGCGCAGGTGAAGGCGTGTGGCCACTTCATCGATATCGGCTTCAATCAAGGGGCGGACCACGGTTTTATCCGCTGGATTCGGCACGGCCTGAACACAGGTCATCAACTCATCAAGCAGCGGCTTGGCCTCATCCGGGGGGATCTTCGAAATCGCCTTTAAGCCCTCGACAGCCATCGCCGCGATCCCCATGCTGCGTAAATTATCGGGGATCTCGACGCCGCCGCGCCCCATCGCCATGAGCGCCCGCAAAGCCCACCATTCAGCCTGTGACGCCGACATTTCCTTGATGTAGAAAACCTTGCCCTGATCGCGCCCGGCGGCGTCGATAGTGATAAACGTCTCTTTACGTGCCATCAGTTAAACGCCTCTGGAGTGATGGATTCCCATTCGATGATCGCCTGGCTGGCCTGCAGAATGCGGCCGGCATCCGGTAGCGCCTTCCACTGCTTCAGCACGCCGTTCACGCATTTATATTTGCGCTTGAGCGCCGGCAGGATAACCGTTGCATTGCAGCGGAACACCGCCACGCTGGCGCGCGATGTGGTTGCCCAGGTATCGAACACGTCCCGGCTTTCCGAATCCGGCATAATGTAGATCGTCTGGTTGATGTTGCCGTAAATGAAGCCGGCCGATAACTTGCCGTCGGCGCCGCGCACCGTTTCCGCCAGGCTCAGCGCGTCGGTCCCGTAGATATTATCCGCAGCGAAGCCCTGCAGTTGCACGCCTGACGGGTACAGGTTCATTACCGACAGCGTAATGATGGCGTCGGCAGAAGTGATGGTGTTGGACATTATTGAACCTCCGTCGATGCAATATTCAATTTCTGGATGCTGCCGCCGTCGCTGTACCACAACGCGCAGTTCGGGCTGGTGCGACCTGGTCGAAGGGCCGGCAGCATTTCACCGACATAGAGGTAGTAGCCCGTCGCGAAAATTGTCGCCGACACGTCTTCCCCTACTGCGTTGCTGATCTCCAGTTTTTGCGCCGCGGACAGTGTCACCCCGGCACGAATGCCGCCCCATGCTTTAAACTGCTCGATCACATCGGTCATCGAGGTTGCAACCAGCGCGCGCCCGGCGTTGTTGTAGGGGATCGTCTTGTTGGATTTGAACAGCGCCAGCACCGCGCCCTGCAGGTTGGCGTTCAGCCAAATTTGCCCGGCGAAGCTGTCCAGCCATTTGAAATCGCCGGTGATCGAGCCATCTGCCCAATAATCCTCGACGATGTTATTGGCGGCGTACTTGCCGTAGAAGTTATAGCCATTGGCGATCAGCACGTCGTACTCATCCCCGCTGGTCACATCGGCCGCCAGCCCGTTGTATTCGCGAAATTTGAACGGCACGCGCCCTTCTGTGCGGGTAAAGTCCAGCGCAGCGGCATATCCCAATACGGATGCAGGTTTTTTCACGTCAGTGCAGAACACCGGCACGACACTCCCGTAATTGTTCACGGTGATGATCTTGTACGCGATGTGATCCTGATTGCCCGTAATTCTGGCTTTTTCGTTGGTGGTCCACGCCACATAGAAAAAGCGCTCCTCCTGCGCGCTGGCCCATGCGGACAACGCCAGGTGTTCATCATCCTTGCACTCGAAAACGGTCGAGAATGAGGCCCACTGCTGCGACTTGGCGATGATTGCCGTGAACAGCGCGGGAACCACTGCCACCGGCGCCCCCTGGGAGATCTTGGCGCCGAGATCGCTGGTCATCTTCATGGGTGCCGCTGCAGTGCCGGTCGCATACGCGATAGTCGTCGCTTCCGGCTTGGCGCCTGCAGCAGTGATGATGAAGGCATTGTGCGTGGTGTCATATACCACCGTCGCCACGGCGGCCGTCAATGAGGTTTGCAACGCGGCGGCCGCCTCCGCAAAACTGGTTACCGCGCTGAAATTGACTTCCGCACTGGCATTCTTCCCGCTGATGCTGATCGTGAGCGTACCGGAGATTTTTTTCAGCTCCTCGACCGTCACCCCTTTGAACGATCCGCTGCGCAACCATGCGGCCGCCGGCGCGCGGTTGAATCGGGCGAACAGCAACGCCCCCGGAGATTTTGTCGCGTTGTTGTAGCCCTGAAAATACATGGATGCCATAACGTATTCGTCAGAGTCACCACCGAAATAATCGGCCACGCTCGAGGGTGACGAAAACGAAGGGACGTCGCCGATCGGTACGTAAGGGCTGTCGGTTAAAAGCAGGCCGTTGAGGTCGACCGCATTACCCACGGCGGATAGCACGCCCGGTTTGATTTTTACGTCTTTACTGATTGGAATTGCCATCGATGGACTCCGTTGTGGTCGTTTTGATGGTCACGTTGTCGAAGAACGCCAGAGGCGCACTGACCACCGGTTTGATTTGCGCGATGAATTCCAGCGTCCAGCGCGGTTCGTATTGCCACTCGCCGTTAATCATCGTGGTCTGACGGGGATCGCTACAGTAGAGCGGCGTTAAGGCGCCCCCGGAGCAGCGAAAAGCGGAGGTGCCAAACTCCGAGCGGATCAGCGTGGCGAACATCAGGGAATTTCGCTCCGCGCTGTCACCATAGAAATCAAGCTGACACTCCCAGCGCGTTGTCCGCGTGATGTGTTGAATACCCAGTCCGGCCTCCAGTGGTGGGGAGTACTTCACCACTGCCGTAGACAACCCGGCGGAATTCAGCGAAGTCATCGCGATAAATTCGCCCTGTGGCATCGGCACCCCGTTTTGCTGGGTGCGCTCGATCTGCGCATCAACAAAAAGCCCCTGGAGAAAATCGCCAAGGGCTTTATAGAGATCGCTTTCAGTGATCGAGAGCGTTACGTTTGCAGACATGCAACAACCCTCGTCCAATCCGGCCAGTTCTCCGGCACAGCCACCACAAGCCACGTTTCGCCCGCGATGACGAATTTGTCACCGCCGACCTGCTTCGGTCGGCTCACACCGCACCAGTTCCCGTTCGTATAGATGGACGTGAACACCCCCTGAATATTCAGGTTGTCCAGGTGGCGGATATCGCCCTGGGTAACAGCCTGTTTTTGTACCATCATCGGAATGGGCGCGTCATAGGCCGGCGCCCGGGAATAATCCTCACGTTTTTCGGCACCGAGCGATCGATAAATCTGCGCCTCAACGAAGGGATTAACTGCGCCGACGGCGCGCGAAACAATACCGTGCAAATTCACTCATCACCTCCATCAACGGCATAATCGACGCTGTTTTGCATGTGGCCAGTGTCGACCAGCGGCTTATCGAACCCTTTACGCTTAATGGTCGATTCCGCCAACTGCGGAGAGTTGAGCTCCCGGATAGAGTCCTGCAGCTGGCTTTTTATCCGCTCCCCCATCAATCCAAGCGCTAACCGCGCGTCATAATTTGATGAACGGATAAGCTGCGAAAACTCACCGGGCCACTGCGCACTGTTGGCTGAAATCATGTTGCGGAAAAAAGGCCGCGGCAGCTGAAAATAGGACTCCCCGGCCTTGGTCATCACCATTTTTCCGAACTCGTTCGCGGCAGCCACCAGCGCAACCGGGGTCCCGTCTTCATAGGTCGCATCGGCCAAAAAACCCACCTTGAGGCTCTTGCCCGAAGACAGGCCGTCGGCAATTTGCGCCAGGCGCGCTTTAAACGCGGCACCGCCGCGAACACTGGCACCCATTTAGCGCCCCCGCCTGACCGGCCGATAGTAGTGATCTGGATAGCGCGATGGCGATGAGCCCGGGTGATAAACCATCGTCCTGTAGGGCGCGGTCGCTTGCCAATAATCCGCGCCATAGGGAGTCTGCAGATACCACCACGACTGATCGTTACTGCCGGCGCTGTCCACCGATACAGAAACCGATCCCTCTGAGGCACTGGTAATGCGGCCAACAAGGCCGCTTCCCTGACCGCCCGACTGTCCTGAACCAAATCCGCGCAACGCACAGAGATGAGCAACAAGCAGGAAAAATAACTGCTCGCGCTCTTTCAGATCTTGCACTTTGCTTTCATCGGTATTATCGAGGTAGAGGGTCGAGGCCTGATTGAACAGCGCCTCGAGCAGGTCATCACTTGGCGCCGATCCGCATCCCGTTGCAAACGCCGGGTAAAGCGCCCGAAATGCCTTGATGTTGAAAACCACGGCGCCCATGCATTACTCCTTTTTATTCATCGCCTCATCATCACGCTTGATCCCCGGTGCCGGGTTGTTTTGCGGCAATGGGTCAAGGCCTGACTTCAACTTTTCCTGCTCTTTGGCCTGTGCACGGGCGCTGTTGCCATTATCCTGCGCGAAAATCACGCCGTTTTTAACATACGGCTGATCTTTGTGGATCTTCAGCCAGGCGTCCCACAGTTCCTTATCGACCGGTGTGAGGCCATAGCCGCCGATAATTCGCACATCTTCGCCGCGGTAACCCGCGACCGCCTGCCGATGGCCGTCGACTTCCAACACCAAACCGTTCGGCAATTTGCAGCCAACTGTTACTTGCTCTGCCATCTTTTAAACCCCCAACATTTGTACGTAAGCCAGCGGTTGGCGAACGATCGCCCCCCAGGTACCGGCGGATTTTTTCTGGTGCCAGGCTGAAGACTCCGTCACCACGGCGTGCGCGCGCATTTTCTCGGTGAACGCACAGTAACCGGTGTCGTTCTCCCCGAGACGCTCGGCAATCAGCTGAACCACTTCACCCGCGGCGCTGGAATACTCCACCGCCGTTTCGATGGTCATACCCGGGAAGTTTTTCTGCAGAAGATCAGAAACGTTGACCTTGTATTGGTTGGTCTTCGTCAGGTTGGCTTCCGACGCCGGGGACATATTCAATTTCATCGCGTCGGTGCGTTCGACATGCCCTTTGGTCTGGCTGACGAGCTGCTTGTACAGCTTGACGATGTCGTTATAAATCGCCTCTGCATCCTTATCATCCCATTTTAACTTACCGCCGACGTCAATCGGGGTAATCGGCGCCGACAGCGACGGATCGTTCAGCATGCCGAAGTTCTGCAAGCCCTCGATGCCGTAGAAGTAGGATTTATTCTGGAACTTGTTCAGCACGAGGGCTGACGCGACATTCAACTCTGCCGCCCAGCCGATGCGCGCCGCGCCGTACATGTCCAGTTCGCGTTCACCCCAGCGTGTGTGCGTCTGATAGTGGTAGCTCTGGCGCGGCACCCAGTTTGCGTTCGCGGTTACCATGCCGTTGTTGTTGTAGTCACCGTAAGAACTGGTGTCGCCGGATGATTCCACGATCGGGAATTGAGAGGTCAGCGTAGTCCAGTCGCCCTTTTTGGTTTCGCCCAGGATTTGGGCCGCTTTCATCGGCGTCACCAACACGCGGATCAGCTGAGGATCGACATAGTTGGTTAAATAGGCCGGCACGCCGGAGTTTGAGACCGTTACCAGATTAGGCTGCGCATCCATCGCCAGTGCGAAATCGTTCGCATATTCCGGCGGCAGGTAAGCCTGCGCGCCCGGCAGGATGATGCCGTAATCGCGGCTGGCGGTAGCGTAATGCTGCTTAAATTTATTCATCACTTGCTCCAGGTGCTGATTTTGATACGTTCTTTGGCCGCCGCGGCGCTGGCCACCGAGAATGCCGTTTCCGCAAAGCCTTCAATGGTTGCGCCGGCGGCACCGGTGGCGATCTCGCCGGTGGTCAGTGACGCAAACACTTTTTGGCCGACAGTGGCCGCCGTCGTGGTAACCGCCCAGTAATCGCCGCCGGTGTGCAGCGTGCACTCTCGCCCTGGCTGGACCACGTTAGACGCCGCGCCCAGCCATTCAACGATTGACGCCTGGCCATCGCGAGGAACAAACCCCGACGGCGCGCCGGTGCCTTTGTTCGATGCCACGCCCTTCACCACCCAGGCAAATCGCCCAATGGTTAACCCATCGGCACCGGTGACCAATGCCCCCTCACCGGCCACATAGCTGGTGTATGGGTTGTTACTGGCAAAAGCCCCTTCAATACCCGGAGCCGGATATTGGTTAATGCTCGTCTGAAATCCTGACATGTTAATAACCTCGTTTAAGTTTGCCGGCGGTAGGGAAATCGGCAGCGAAAGACGATGCAGCCGCGGAATCGAGGGCCAGCTTCGGCGCCTTGACGGCCTGTTTTTGCTCTACAGCATACTTCACCATGCTGCGGTAAGCGCTTGGGTGTACGTCGGTGATATCGATCCCGGCCTGTTCGAGCGCGGTGCGGTAAACCTCCTCGGCGGAGTCCATCGCCACCACGTCACCAATCAGAGGGCGCACCTCACTTTCAGCGGCGCGAACCGCCTGGAAGTTTTTGGCGGCTGCCTTGGTGGCATTGTCAGCCGCCAGCCTGATAGCCGCGTCCATTGCCGGTTTGCTGACTGCGTCGGGGTTTGGTTTAACTGGTTCCTTTCCTTCGCCATCCAGATCGTCTTCAGCAGCCGGCATCAGTGCCGCTTTGATTTTTTCCAGCACTTCCGCCGGCACTTTGTCGGACAACAGCGCCAGGATGCTTTCCAGTGGGTTTTCGGTATCAAACGCTGGCCCGTTCTCTTCCGGCTCGACCACTTCTTCGGCGGCCTCCATCAATTCGGCAAGCTCGGCCGGCTCGATTTCCATATCCTGCGCCAGGCGGTCGGAAAACGCGGATTTGACCGCATTCGCGATCGCGTTGGGGCGTTTATGCTGGCCCACCAATTGCGTGAGGTCTTTCGGCGAGGCATCTTGCGCCAGGCGAGGTTTGAGATAGGCGCCCAGCGCTGCGCGCATGGCGACACCCTTACGATTTAATTTCATGTTTTGTAACTCCTTCGGGAGGCAATCAAATACCAGCACATCGGATCCGGCCCGGCCGTCACCGACCAGCGCCACGTGGTTACCGACGATATCCCGCATCACGCCGTCAAATTTGACGCCATCCGGGGTAACGCCTGGGGTCATGTCAGCGACGTACGCATACGACGATGACAGTTCTCGTTGCTCGTCGGTCTCGATACCGGCGATGGCGGAGTTGTCCCAAATCGACAATCCGTTTGTTAGGTAGGTGCCATCAAAATCACTGTTGGCGTGCGTTGTCCCCACCCGAAGCTCACGCGCGGGCGCGCCTGGGTAATCAGGCTTGTGTCGGCAAAGGATGGGGATGTTATTGAAAGTTTTCGCTGCCTTGCGCAGCTCGTCGGGGTCGCGGTACAGCATGTACAGCCGGTCGGGCTCAAGTCCTAGCGCCTCGGAATTCGGGATTTCTCGCCCGTAATAGCCGCAGACGTTGGCCTTGCTGATGTTGCTGCGTTCTACCTGCAGCCGTCCGACCTTATCAATTTGCCGCACCGAACCCCGGTCAAATGCCAGTCGTTCAGTCGTCATTCATTACTCCAGTCCCGGTAAAATCGCCTCCCATCCACACCTGCAACGAATTTTTTGCCCTGGCATGATCCATTCGCCATCGATAAACATGCCTTTGTCCAGATCGAACTCTTTGCCGTCGGCTTTCACATGGGAGATGCGCGGCTCTTTCCCTGCGTGGGAATGGCGCCAGCGCCCGCGGCGGATGCCAAGCGCACGCTGGCGCGCCGACTGCATGGCAGACGTTGCCTTGTTGTTCTGATCCAGCGCGATAAAAGCCGCCCGGCGCCGGGTGACGCCATAGCGCTGTTGCAGATCTTTGGTAAGGGTGCCGAGATCACGCCCACGGGATACCGACTGCATTACCAGCGTTTCGACCTGCGTGAGGTACTGCTGCGGAATGGAACGGATCAGGTTGACGTTCTCGGTGATAGTCGCCTGCAGCGCGTTGTTCATTTCCGCCGTCATTTTGAATGGCACCGTGTAACCGGCCTGCTGCAATGCAGTGGAAAGCGACACATCGCTATTCTTCAACACATCAGAAGCGAAACGCTCAGCCAGTTTCCCGGCCAGCACATCGAATTTTTTTCGCCAGCGCCGCGACAATTTGCGCATGGCATCGCGCATCATGATCGCCGGTGAGGCATCCTGCGCCAGCCCGGTCTGCCGGTATTCGGCGCGCAGCCAATAGAGCGTGCTGTTGTGCAGTTCCTGCACCGCCCTATCCAGCTGCCGCCGGTACCAGGCCTCAATCCCCGCGTTGGGTCGGATCTGACGGAGGGTCTTTTTCCGACGCGCCTTCCTCGAGGTTGAAGTTTTCGTCGTCTTCGTCGTCAATCTCAATCTCCCCGCTTAAATCCATGCCGCTGTAGGGGCTGTTAGGATCAGAGGCCAGTTTTTCGCGCACCTCGTTATTCGTCACCGCGGCGATACTCTCGTAAATCTGGTCCGTCTCCGCTTCTGTTTTGCGGATGGCGGCCTGCTGTTCACGCGTCATTTCGTGCAGGGATTCGAATTCAAAGGTGATATCCGGATCGATGTCGCCAAACTCCGACAGTTGGATAATGTCCATCACGCGCTTTATCGGGTGCTTGAGCAATCTGGACGCGCCGGCCGCTATCGTGTCGTAGAACACCTTGATCTCGCCCTCGCTCGAGGCATTCAACCCCGTGGGGCTCAGGCCTGCGAACTTCACCGACGGGATCGCACTGACAAAGAACATGTGCTCTTGTGCCTGCGCCTGCAGCGTGTCCAGCCCACTCAGTGGCGTGTTGAACTGGAAGAACTCCTCCTGTTGCTTGTCCAGAATCAACAAGCCGCGCGTGTCCCGCGTGCGGTTATACAGCTCCGCGCGCTTGGCATAGTTGGGATCGTTCTTTCCGCTTAACGCATTCCCCATGTTCGTGAGGATGCCGCTCAGGGAGAAGGAATGAAGCACATCGCCGACGCTATCGCGGGTACGCAGCCAGTTATTGACGTAAGGCTCGGCGATTTGCGTCAGTGACAAGCCGCCGAAGTTATAGGCCGGCTTCAACATGTCAGGTACCGGCCGGGAAATCAGATCCAACATGCGGCTGGCGTGCACGGTCTTACCCATCACGAACCACTCCGCCGGCTTGTAGAAATCATCGCTCAGCGGGTTATCGGCGTTGTAGATGCCTGGGTAAGTCCATACCGGCTCAATCACGCGAAAGCCCACCAGCGAGCCGGGCGTGATTTTTTTGTTGGACAGGAACAGCCGGGATTGCAGCTCCTCCGGATCCGTCCACGCGGACAAACCGCGCGGGGAACGCACATCGATGTATATCTGGCCGCGGCCGAAAAATCCGTCGTGCTCAATAGCCAGGCGGAAAATATCCTGCACCTTGTAGCGCTCCATCGCCTTAACGAGTAGCGCGATGCGGTCAGCCTTGCTTTCATCCCCGTCACTGGCCGCTTTAACCTTGATCCATTTGCGGGTCATTTCCTCGGCGATCACGCTCACCATCCGGCGATATTCCGGCAGCTGGGCAAGTTGTGCCAAATAGGGATAGCCAGGGAAGCCGCCGAAAACGTAATCGGGGTAGCTGCCGTTCAGTGAATCGTATGGCGTTGCATCCATCGCAAGAATCGCACTGCGGATACCGTCAGGGATAACACCGGCCGGCGGTTCGTACTTCTCGAACTCACGCCGTTTTTTGTGTCCGACCTCGGCGAGCATCTCGTCGCTGATCGCAATCCCTGGCGATTTTGGCGCCTCCTGCACTGGCGGCGCCTCGTCACTCGTTTTTTTTCGCTTAAAGGGCCACATCAAATATTCTCCAGGAAGTCATCGGAAATCACGAGCGGCATCTCGATCGGCGCAAAGGCCATAATGAAAGCGTCGGCGACGTTCGGTGATGGAATGTCGCGCTTTTTCAGATCGTCTTTCGTTTCAACTTTCACGCGCCCGTTTTTATCGAAATCACGTTTCGGCGTGGATAACTCAAATTTGAGTTTGTCCAGCAGCGGACAATCGGAATCGATGCTGATCAGCTGGTCGTCAGTAAAGCTCTCGCGTTTTTCCTTCCCGTTAATCACGTTGTACGTATTACGGAAGCGGTCAGCGACAAGCCACCAGGCCTGCGCTTTTATATTTGCGAAAAAATCTTTATTGGTGATGCCTGGCTGATATTCACGCTCTGGCTCGAAGACCGCACCGCCGGCGTTAAATTTGAAATACTCGATCGCTTCCGCGCCCCAATCACTGGCGTTTTCACGTTCCTCGTTTATTTCGGCAAACTTAGAGCCACTCGATGCACCAACGCCGATGCTGTCGTAAACGATCGCCGCATCATGCTTCAACGCAACGTTGTACGTGCGTTTACAGCTTTTCATCAGCTCGTCTTCAAGTGCTTTCCATTCATCAGCCCAAAGCGCCACCGAACCATGCGCATACACGTTGGCGCACTTATCAGCGCCGCTGTCGGCAACGTCAAAACCTACGCGCCGGCGGCCGGCCGGTTCGATGTTGAGCGCCTTGTGAGCGTCGACAGCGGCCTCTATCCACGAGAGCTTGATAATGGCTTCATCGTCGTCCGTGCGAGGCACGCCGAGATAAACGTGCTCGAACATTTCCTCATCGCGGGCCTTGGCGGCCTCGATCACGTTCATGATGGTGCGACTGAGAAACGGGTTTTCGTCGAAATTTATTTTTCTGACCAGCGTGTCAGGCGGCGGCGTAACAACGAAATTTCGCCAGACAAAATCAGTCGTTAAACGCGGGTTGAACAAAAACCAGCACTCCGATCCTTCCTTACGGATCGTTGGCTCCAGAATTTCCCATTGAGCCTCTGTCATCGCGTGCGCCTCTTCGTTCCAGAGCACATCGATGCTTTCCAGCGACTTGATCTCGTCAACGTGTCGCCACAACCCGTAAAACATGAATTCACTGCCGGTAAACCGGTTGATGATTTTGTTGTCCAGAATGCGGAAGCGATGACGCAGGCCAAACCGCTCGATCTGAATTTTCAGCAACGCGTACACCGACTCCTCAATTTTGTTTTGGATCTGGCGCGTGCATAAAAAACGCAGGCGGTATTTGTCGCTCAGGAACGTCGCAAAGCCGGCGGCGTCCCATGACTTCGATGAGGTTCGCCCACCGTATAAAACCTTATTCCTCGCCTTTGTCGTCCAGAACTGCCGGAGCGCTGGATTCAGGCTTGCTTTGTCCAATATCTGCATAGAAATCGTCGAGGCCTCTCGGTACATCACTCGCCGGATTATTCAGATCCAGTTTCGTGATGAGTTGGATCAACATGGCCCGAGCGGCTTTCTTATCCTCCGTTTGGATCTCGATGCCGAATTTCGTTTCCTTCACACCAGTGAAATAAAATCGCGCGTCGCCGACATGGTCCCGGGTGTCGTGGATGTGGACATAACCTTCACCCTCGCCGTTGCAATGCGGACAGTCCGGGTTGGGATCCATGTTTTCGATAAACCCAATGCCGCCCGACAAATCCGGCGGAGGCCTGTTGTCGGCCTCGGCTTTTTTTTCGGCCTTAAGTTGCTCGCCCAGATCTCGCCACTGGTATTTGTGTCCCTCACCCCAGCAGTAACGACAATTCACTCGCCGGTACTGCATCAGGTCGTTCGGGTCAGCTTTGGTTATTGCCACCAGTTGATTTATCAAATCGTCGAGGTCTGCCTGGTAGCGCTTTGCCGTTCTTTCCTGCAGGTCGCGAATAGCGCGCCGAACGTTATCCCTTCTGTACAGACGGCTGGCGCCCACATAGGCGGTGTTCCCTGTCCCCTCGTAGCCAGCCAGGCGGTACGCTTCAACCCTGCTTTTACTCACTACGCACCAATGAACAAACCACGCCTGCTGCAACGTCAGACCATATTCATCAGGATCAACCGTCAGTTCCACCTCGCCTTTTTCTGAGGTTTTTCCTGCCGCTTTTGGCTTGGTGCGCACCTTCTCTTTTTGCGTACCTTTTTTGCGTACCTGCGTACCGGGTTGCGTACCAGTTTTCTCATTGCGTACCCACCCATGCTTTTTGGCCCGCTTTCTAATGGCTGCTTCACTGATGCCGTATATCTTTGCCATCTCACGGAGAGAAAGCTGACCGGCACAGTAATCGCGCTCAAGGCCGCTTTCTTCCGGTTGTGACATAGCATTCTCCATAAAAAAAGCCATCAGCCTGCCGGTGCGCTGGGTGCGCAGTGGGTGCAGGTAGACGGCTTTGGTTACTGCTCATTACACAGCGTCAGATTTGGCGCTCTGTGATGGGCAATAAAAAACCCACCTATTTGGTGGGCTAAGAACGCTAGCAATTAAGCGTAGTGCTGTTCGAAGTGCTGTTTGACTTCGTTGTACGCAAGGCCGGGTTGATTTACATCTGCGTTAAGGTTGATCTCGTCGTATGACTGCACCCCGAGAGGACTAACACGATAAATTGTTAGTTGTGCCGAGAATTTCTTGCTATCGGTATAAATTTCATATTTCACTCGTGAAGGTTTATCGTTGGTGAAAATATAAGTGTCAGCCAGTTTTTTCGTTTCAGTGTTCGCCATGATCCATGCTCCTTTTAATGAAGTCTATTTTTTATCATGTTGAACACCTTGTCGCCAGACGTTGAGCATGTCCACCTGGCCGGCGCAGATTGATAACGCTGTTTGGAGCGCCAGCGCGTGGCTGCCGATATCCCCCCAGGTATCACCCTGCAATTTTGGCTGCTCGCAGGGGGTGAACACCGATTCAGGGGGAAACAGCAGGAGCGGCGCCGGCGGTGGTGTCCGTTTCGCGCAGGAGGCCAAGAACAGCACCAGGAGCAGTGCTGCGGGCGCACTCGTCATTTTTAATGGCATCCTGATATTTCCTCTGGTAGTTTTCGCCCTGCTGGCGCAGCTGCTGCTCTCTCCGTTGCTGTTCGGCCATCAGCTTGCGGTTACGGGCGTCCTGTTCCTGCATGGTGGCGATCAGCCCTGCCTGCTGCGCCAGCGTCTTTTTCTGCTCTGCAACCTGCTGGCGTGCCAGCTCTAACCGGTGCGACAACAGCGAGCTGTAACCACCCAAGCAGATTGCCGCCACCAGCAGGAGCAACATTCCCCCGCCAGCCAGTTTTGAGAGCCAGCCGCTCATGCCAGTGCCTGGCGCGCACGCTCAAATCGTTCTTTGCGGTCTGCCAGCCCGTTATTGCCGCCGTTGATTAGCAGCGTCACCCGTTCGACGTTGCCGGCGTACTGGCCACAATTCCGCGATTTCCAGAACCAACCAGCGGAGCGCATCGCGTACTCGTCTTTTTCCAGCAGGTCAGGCACCAACAGCAAATCGGTTTTGATGCCGGCGCTGCAGGCGCGATAATTGTCGGCGCCGGTGATCTGGATCAGGCCACGCCCGCGGTATTTCCAACCGTCCCCCGTGGATTTGTTACCCAGACGGCCGCCGTAGACGAGATTGGCGATCGCCGCCTGGCGGTTTACCGGCACCACCGATTCGCCGCGCTGGCGCCCCAGCATTTTGCATTGCTCCGCCGTCAGCCGCTTGGCTTTCGATTTGGGGCCGAATGTGGCGATCAGGCCATCAACGCTGTAGTTGAATGATTCCGCGACTGCGGTGAACCCGGCCGACTCATGCCCAACCTGAGCAATGAACATTGCCTGCGCCACTGGCGAGGTGATGCCAAACTCGGCGAACGTCGCCTCCAGATGTGGAAACCAGCGCGCGGCCAGTCCGGCGCCAATGCCGGCCGCCTCTTTGAATTGATCCTGAGTCATGAATTATTCCTGTCGTGGGGAGCCAGTGCGGTTGCTGGCGATGCGGCGCAGCATATTTCCGAAATAGTCGACGCCGGCATAGCCGATAAACATGCTGCCAAGATAGGCGTATGTGGAATCCCAGCCGATCGCAGCCAGGCAATCTTTGATGAAATACGCGACCATCGCGCACATAGCGGCATCAATTAGTCGGCGTGTCCATCCCTGCTGGCCAACGTACGCGCTGCGCAATAACGCCATTAGCGCAGCCGTGGCCGCATAGCCGCCGCCCTCCTTGTGAGCGGCAAGCCATGCAATCAGTTGCGCCCACAATTCGGGATTTTTATCATGCATTTTCATGTCCTCCCCCTGTCGGGGCACGGCCCGATCTCCGGGTTGTAGAAACAAAAAACCCCGCCAGAGCGAGGTTTGTGTTGTGAGATGTTTTTGATTTTACTTTGGAGGGTTTTTACTGGCTTTGTTTTTTACGCGCAATATTAACCGGTCGATAAGCCGACTTAGAAAATTTCGTTCTTTCGTTGGGCGCCAAATTTCCTCAGCGTGTTTTTTGGCTGCTTTTGATGGCAGCCCAGCGTCTTTAAACCGCTTCTCGCTTCGCTTCTCAAATACACGATTGGTTATCTCATTTAAAAAAAATATAAAAACTGGAAAGACCAACTTTAAGATAGCGGCAACGAAAACAATTCCTGTTAATGCGGCATAGTGTTCAATCACACCATCAATTAATGAGTTTATATACGAGAACATTCGCCACCCAAGAGACTCAAACTAGAGCTATTACCACGAAAACAGTGGATGATTTTAACACTTATCATCGGGCAAAAGTCTCCCCTAGGTAATACAAAACCCGTGCGCGGGCGGGTTAACACAATTTTGGCAATTTATCAAATTAGCGTCGAATATGCCCTATTTTGTTGCATTTTGCAATTCCAACCGACAAATAATCTCTTCGCGACGTGACGATACCAGCTGCAGGGCTTCCACATCCATTTTCTCAGCGACCTCTTTCAGGCGCGCCCAGTGCGGCGCATATACCCGTGACCAGGTTGAGCGGTCGACGCTCATCAAATTTGCCAGTGCGCTGCCGGCGTATTCCTTGTACGTCTCATTCTTGTTTTTTGCCGCCGTTTCCTGCACGGCCAGCCAGACTAACGACACCAGGCGCTTGATAATTTTTGACTGGAGGCGTTTGCCGACTTTGTACGCCTGGTAGCTCTCCCAGACGTGCTGGCAAATTTCGGTCTGGTATTTGAACTGCAGATCGAAGCCGTAGCAGTAGCGTAGCCATGCTATTTGATGTTCGCCCAACGTCATCACTGCTCGGCGCCACGCGCACGACGAAAAGACATGATCGTTGATCGGTGGCATTGGTCGCCTGCGGCTGCGTGTTTCGAGCGCATAAACGGCGGAATTTTCCGCATCGGCCCAGCGCTCTCCCTCCAGTTCGACCTTGTGGATACGCTGGCGCGGATAGTGATTTTTATCCGCCGGCGGGTGCTCGATAAATGCCTGGAGTTGCCCCTTAGTGCCGCCGGAGTCATCATGCAGCGCATTGGTTAACTCCAGCCGTATATATTCCAGTTGCTGTGCGTTCATCATTGCGGCACCACCAGCCCGCGGCGGGCGATTTGAATAATCGTCAGAACGATCGCGCGGTCCATCATCTGGCGCCGCTCTTCGCGTGAGAGATCTTTGCCGTTATCGATCGCGGTGTGGCAACAAACGCAGAGCGCCGCGGTGGCGCAGTCGTCAGTTTTCAGCCCCATGCCCTTCCCCTCGTTCCGGTGCGCGACCTGGGTTCCCCAGTTTCCACACAACACGCATTGTTCGATTTGCCCGACGGCCGCCAACCATTTTTTGCTGCGGTAAATTTTCATCGTCTCACCCCGCAAAATTCATCAGCTGCGCCGCGGCGTTCTCGGCCTCATCATGGGAGCGAAACGGCCTGTGCAGGATCCAGCGCCATAAAACATCGAGAGCAGCTTGGTACAGCTGATGGAACTCGGTTTCGTCCATGTTGGCGAACGCGATGCTGCGGGGGTGTTTGCGGAGAGTGCCGTCGGGGAGTTGGATCGCGTCATAGTGGCCGGCCTCAACCGTCACCCACGCGCGATAGGCGTCAAAGGATTTGCACGCGCTGATGCTGCCGGCACGCCGATCAGCGATGCGCTCGAGATACTGCTCTGCCGCATTCAGAAGCGCCGGCTCATTGCCGCCGAACGTAGCCAGGAATCTGGCATAGCCGGTAACCAGCTTGCGCTCGTTCGTCGATATTGCGCCGCCGGTGGGTTCCCAGTATTCGAAGCCCAGATTGAGAAGCGCGAAAAAACGACGGTGAAACGCCGGGTTACGCACCTGTTTGAAATCGGCCACCAGCACGGCGCCGAGCTTGCATTTCGATTGCAGAAATTCGCTGGTCTCCGGCGTGGCCGGGATCAGTATTCCTGATGACTGCTTGATGAGTTGTAACTGCGCCATGTTCTCTCCTGTGGCGCAGCAGGCACGGGGTGTTCAGGCCCGTTAAGTGAGTCTATCAGAATTTATCTTGCGAAGACCGGCCCGCTCTAAAATTTGCGTTATCAGCTTTGGCGTGCCGACGATGTCTTCTGGCTGTAGCGGCATGAAGGAGAGCTGATCGCCCCGTCGGTACATCAACGCCCGCTCGCAAACGGGGAAATTTTTGAATCTGGCAACCACTGCATCATCCATGCAGCGCACGACTTTGTACCCTCCTGGGGGCGTGTCTTGTAATCCGGTCACCTCAACCTCCTTTGCTGTGTGATTTGTCGGCAAAGAGTGCCATCAATAAAACCAGTCGTCCGCGCTTTCCCATGTCTCCTGCAGGATGTTCTCTACACGCTCTTTGGCGCCCTTTTCAGCCCCGATCACCGACAGATTATCCTGGGCGCCGAGCCGTACGGCGACGCGGCAGTCGGGGTACGATTTCAGCAGTCTTTTCTGGAACTCCTGTTCAATCGCCGCAACTGCACCTGCCGGTAACTCTTTGTTTTTCTGGATTGTTAATTCTACTTTCATTGTTCACCACCAAAATACTGGTTATATGTACAGTATAATTATGGTTACAATAATTTGACTTTGCAAGCAAAGAAAAGCCCCTGCCGGGGCTTTTGTGTGCTAGAGGTCGAAAATCAATCATTTCCTAATTATTTTAATGCGTTATACGCATGTGCGCCCTCCGGCGCTGCTGCCAGCATTTCAGCGCGGCAGGCGTTAAAGCCGGCAGCCCATGCATCCGGCTGACTCGGGTACAGGTCAGGACAATCATCAGAATATGCCTCGTCTGGTACTGCTGGCGCTGGCGGCGCATCGTACAGAACGCGAAACTCGTAATCGTTGTCCGTCGAGTGCTGCACGCTCATCTCTGCGTACTGTTCTGCTGTGATGCGCTCCCACTCTCCCCACATGTTGTGACCGCTGTTCCAGTAGCGCATTTCCCACGCTACGGCGTTGGCTGGCGTTGGCTGGCCAGAAGACAAGAATAGCAACCGAGCGCCGCCGTCGTAATCGCAGTTTATTTCTGCTATGGCCCTGTCACCGTACAATCGCGGCATATGTCCGGGGAATTGGCAGGCCCAGCCGCTCCATTCCACAGGCTGCGACTCCCGGTTAACCTGTCCCTTCCATCCTTCCCACATCGCAGCTGCCATGATGAACCACGCATTGCCGCAGCCGTCCTTCTTCTCGTCGAAGAACCAGTTTACGAAATCCATACTCATTTCGTTTTGCTCAGCAAACTGCTGGCGTTCGGTCGTTAGTGTCATGCATCCCCCTTGATTTTTAAAATTGCGTAGTAAATCCACACAAAAGCAATAAGCACTGTCGTCAGGCGAGACAGGTATCCAGCCCCAAGCATCTTGAAACCGTTCTGCCAAGTGATGAAAGACATGGTGGCGATGAACGCAGGCACGCCAATAGCGATACACATACTGACAAGAAACATCTTTTCCATCCTACTCACCCCCCCTGCGCATGGATGGCCGCAAGCGCTGCGTCAGTGGCTGGGGTTTCTATATTCAGCTCTGGCAAAATCTCGTCCCAACCGGCTATTTCGCCGTTCAGATGCCAGCCTGCAATACCGGCTGAATTATTAGCGACTGCCACTGCAGCATCGATAACGCCGCGCATTGCCGCATTCTCCATAGCCAACGATTCAGCCCGTTCTTCTGCGGCTTCGGCCAATTGCTCCACTCGGCGGCAGTTCTTCTGCCACTGTTCACGCGCAGCGCGCTCATCTTCCAACTGTCCGATCAACGCTGACACATACCTCTCGGGGTACAAAGATTCGTAGAGATGTGGCTCATTGTTCACATCCGTGCCGAAAATTCGGCCGCCGGCAGATTTGCTGCGCACAGCAACAACCTGATTCTTGTCAATCATGCCGATGCCCTCCCGCGCAGCTTGGCCAGCGCCTGATCAAACATCTTGTGGACGTTGCAGAACTGCAGCTCCTTCGGGTGGAAATGCCACAGCGTTTTATCCGGCTTACCGGTACGGGGATTCGCGTGGTAATTCACCTCGGCGCGCTCAACAAATTTGTCGGACACGCTTGTCAGCTTGTAGAGCGCCCTCGGCCCGCAGCCCTTCTTCGTGATTTTTACGTCTGGCGATCTGATCATCGACCGCAGCCTGAGCGCCAGCTCCTGCCGCGTCATCGTGTTTGCCGGGTGCGCGGCCTTGACCGCCTCCCAGATTTCAGTGGTGCTCATTTCTTTGCCGAGAATGATATCCACGAGCTGCTTTGCGGTTACTCTGTGCTTTTCGGTTACTCTGTTGGTCATTGGTTTATGCTCCGATTACTTAATCACCCGTAGGTGGCTTACATTTTTTCGATAGCTTCCCCAGGTGAAGTCCACCCAGATCCCGCCATCCATCGTTAATCTGTCCATGACTCTTGCGCCTAAAACATCGGTTAACTCCCTCGAACTCAGGTTGGTTAAAATTCCCACCGGCTTTAACGACGACAGCCGGCGATCGATAATCTGATTCAAAATCACCCACTCGCCGCGTGTTTCGCGCTGCACACCGACTTCGTCGAGAACGAGCAGATCGACCTTGCACAGGTCGTCGAGCAACGCCCCTTCGGACTCTCCGCCGTCGTAGCAGCGCCGAACACGCAGCATCAAGTCGGGGATGGTAACCACCAGCACCGTGTGATTCTTCGCCAGCAGATGGTTACCGATCGCGGCGGCCAGATGGTTTTTTCCGGTACCGCATCCGCCACTGAAGACGAAACAGCCAAACCCCATGCCGAAATTTTGCGCATAGCTTTTGGCCTTGCTCAGGGCGTGGCGCTGCCCGTCATTGCTCACCTGGTAATTCGCGAACGTGCAGTTGCGGTGCAAGTCGCAGATCCCCGAGCGTCCGAAAATCCGCTCTGCGCGGGCGCGTTGGTTCGCCTTCTCAAGCTCGGCGCTGCGCTTCTCCCCTTCCGTACGATGCCAGGCAAGCAGCTCTTCAGCGGTGTTGAACTTCGGCTTTACGCCCGGCGGCATGATGCGCTGCAGCCTGCTGATCAGTGACTCTGGTGTTTTCATGGTTCACCTCTTGGTCAGTTAAATCCCGGCGGTTTTTCGCCGTATTCGCCCGAAGGCTCGAAACGTCCCCGGCGGGGGTGGCGCTCCTTGCCGGTCGGCGCATTCCTACGCTCGTGCAATACGCTGTCGGCAAATTTTTTCTCCCACTGCACCTGGTGATACCGCCGCCCCTCTGGCTGCCAGTACGCAACGAAGCCCGCCAGTTCGCCAGGGGTATATCCCGGCGCTGGCCCGTCCAAAGCACGATTCCACAGTGCCGCCCGCTGCTGGAAATCAGGCGACGGCTGCCAGTCGGCGGTCATCGGGAATTTATCGTTGGGTTCGTCCAACCAATTTTCATCCTCGAACGCCGGCGGCGCCGATTCCTCTGTCGGCGAATCATTCGCGCCTGCGCGATCTAAGAGAGTGGTTTTATCTTTTAGATCTTTATCTTTATCTTTATCTTTATCTGTCGTGACATTGCGTGACGCGTCGTGACAGGCTTCTTTTTCTTTGGCTAAACGCTGACGTTCACGCTGCGCGTTTTTCCGCTCTCTGGCAGACTTGGCGCCGGTTTCAGGGTTTCCAGAGTCCTCGCGTTTAACCTGCCTTTTTGCCCAGCCAGTGAGATTTTTTCCGTCCAAAACTCGGCCCTGCATGGCCTCTAAAATCTGCTCAATGTCACGCTCGGTCACATCAAGCGCACTTGCTAAATCTTCGTGCGTGACATCTGCGTGACCTCGCGTGACACCTTGTGACGCACTGACTAACAGGTGCAAATATGTCGCCTGTACAAGCGCAACCGGCTGACCGGATAACCTGGCTATCGTTCGCCATTTGGGGTCGTTCGGCATATCGTGCCAAAGCCGTAACCATGAATTAGCCATCTGAACTACCTTTGTTTTGCCGAATCTGCGTTACTACTATCACCGGCGCCCCATGCGGCGCCCAGGTACATGCGGGCGATCCGGCTTGCCCTTTACCCGCTTTAGCGGCTTTGCGTACGTCTTTGCGATTGCGATGCTGCTGGCGATCGTCGCGTTCGGGCTGGACAGGTAATGATCGGCGCCACGGCCGGCAGCCGAGCGCGCCACGTCGTCGGGAATTCCCTCGCGCACCAGTTGGGCGCGGATCTGCGTTTCGATCTGTGCTCTTGAAAAATTGGCCATTGGTTTATGCTCCGGTTAATGCAGGGTCGAATAGGCGCGTCGCAACTCGTTGAGGCTTCGCTCAGCTTTGTCGCACTCCCGTTCAAAGTCGGTCGGCAACGCGTTCAGCAGCGCCGCGGCGATCGCCCCTTGGTGTTCTTTCAGCGCGCGAATTGCCAGATACTCAATGCTGTTTCCGGCAATCAGCCGGGCGCGTAGCTCTGCTGGCAGCGCGGCGAGGATCGCCGGTTGCAGCTGTTGAATCTTTCGGCGCGCGGCCACACTATCGCCATCCAGCCAGCGAAAGATCTGCTGTTTGTTGTTGTGCCATGCTGCATCGTCAACGCTGCCGTCGGCACGTTCGATCTGCGCCAGCAGTGGCGCCTGTAACTGCAGGTCAAAATAAGCGCGGGTGATCTCGGCGGCTACCGTGCGCTGGGTTGTTTCGATGGCCCATCCGCGAAGCGCTTCGCGGATCTGCTCGTGTTTGATTTCCATAAATCATGTCCTTAGGCTGCAGGCTTGGTATCCTGCTGTTCTGGCGGTAAACCGTCCGTTGGGTTTGGGTAAAGATCCGGGCGTAGTTCGTGCGGAGTTACACCGGTTACTTGGTAAATTGGTAAAACGCGCGTAGCTGGAACAACCCCAAGGTATTTTTTTCTCCACTGGCTTATAGCCATCCCAGAAACACCGATAGCTAAGCCTAATTTCCGAGCTGAACCAGCGGCTTGAATTGCATTATCTAAAGCGGTCATAGGTACTCTCCTGTGATTTACCCGATAAATAAACCATAGATTTATACAAAACGCAAACCTTAGATATATTGGACGAAGTAAACCAAACGTTTACAATGAGGCATGAATAAAAGTACTTCGAGTGATAGCCAGCTTGTATCCAGGCTCACAGAGCTCACCGATAGAGGCATTAGCAAAGCCGACATGGCGCGTATAGCCGGGGTAACTCCCCAGGCCGTAAACGGCTGGTTCAAAAAAGGTGTGATCAGTAAGAAGTCTGCAATGGCTGTAGCAGAATTTGCCGGTGTTTCAGTGGCATGGCTTCTTGGTGAAACAGTTGATGAAGGATCAGGCCTAAAACCGAAAGAACTTCAAATGCTGGAATTGTTCCGTCAACTTCCAGAAGCAGAACAGGAAAGAATGGTCGACCTATTCCAGTTGCGGCTGAAAGAGATCGATGATTACGTTGAAAAATACCTGCGCGGGCGGTATAGGCCGGTCGACGAGTAAGTTTCTCAACTTCCTCAGTCGCGTAACTTCCAAATTAAAAAGAGAATAACTGATAGATTGGCGCAAGAAACCACCAGCGCTACGGTTGCGTAAAGATCAGAGCCGGACATAGGGATTTCTCCATGAGTTATAGCGACGTTGTTGCAACTATTGCAATGATAGTATCAATAACAGCGGTGCCTGCAAGTGGTTACGTTAGCTACCGGTTTGCGATAAAAGGTGAGAAAAGGAAGGAGTTTAATGCCATTGCTGATCCCATAATGGAGTCTTTGATGCAGCAATTAGAGCGAACTAAAAAAGGTCACCCGCCCTGGAAAATAACACAGAAAGATCAAATCAACTCGTTGATAAATATAAGTAAACCTAAAGATTCTAACAAAATTCAAGATGCCTATGAAGCTTACCTAAGAGCACTCTCAGAATGTGGTAAGCATATAAATTATGGAGCCTCTTACGATTTTCACTCACCTCACATTTTGATCGAGGCAATTGAAAATCTGATGCCCTTCGTTCGTCATCGATAACCCCTTCCCCCCTCTAAACCAAACCGGCCCTGAGCCGGTTTTTTTGTTTTGGCCATCTCGCATCCGCAGCAACATAAATCCAAGGTTTACACTTATGCAAATCTTAGATTGACACGAAAATAAACCGGTGATTTAATACCTCCATCGCAGCAACGAGTCATCAAGGCAGGACGCCCACGAAGTAGCCGCCACCGGCGCATGAAAAGGTGGATGAGATGACAGAGACAGACGCGCAGCAGGTACAACGTTCTGACGCCGGGAAAGACCGGGGACGGCTGGAGAGACAGCGAGCATAACCAATAATCAAGCTGAGGATTAACCAATGATCAGCACCACTATTCCACATAGCGGAAAAGCGACACGATTCCGTAATAAGCGCACCGGCGCCGCATGGGTGGCACATTACGATGTTCATTGTCAAGTATACCGGTTCGAGCCAACGGGTAACCTGCGGGCAATAAAAATGCCGTTTGAGTCACGTGGCATTCCTGAATATTTCGAGCCAGCTGGCACGCACTGATATTTAAATTAGCAACACCCTATCGGCTGAATTAATCAGCCGCGGGATCACATTACCTAAAAACGGAGCATAACCATGATCAAATCAATCGAAATTAAATTAAACCTGCTGCACAAAACCGTAGTGGAAATTATGACTAACGGCGAAACCATCGGTTATATCGTCAATACCGATAATAAAGAAAAGCCGCACTCTCTCGTGAATTCAAAAGGTGCCAACGTAGGTGATTATGATTGCCCTAAATGTGCCATTGATGCCGCAGTGCGCCTTCATCTTGGCGTGAGTGATGATGTGCCTTCCGAGTTCGAAATAAAGGGGCGTCCATCGCCTAAAAAGCTACTACTGCTTGCCCTGCTGGCCATGCTCGCAAGCGATGATTGATTGCTGTGTGTAGGCTTCCCCGCCGCTGCTGGCGGGGCTTTTTAGGATATTGAAATGCGTCAAGCGTTTCCCTTCCGGGGCGTCAACTCGCAGGGCGCATTTCAATATCAATCACCACGAGAGGTTATTTATGGAAAAGTTATTTTCCCCTGTCGCGGCACGAAAGGCACAGGTGGAATATTGCAACAATAAACACGTTCCACATTTCGCGCCAAACGATGGGTTCTGTTTTCGCTGCAAAAAAGATATTTACCAGCAACACGGATTGCGTGGGTATGAAACTGGTATTTCGCTCGACGAAGCAAAAAACACTCATGTTATTTACTGCCCACACTGCAACCGCAGTTACTGCGATTAGAAAGTAAAAAGGCCCGCACAAGGCGGGCCAGTCTACCGGCTTTACGTCCCGGTGACGGGTTACCGGGGAACCACCCCCAATAACCGGAGCATAACCAATGACCAACCGAAGCAGATCACTGATCGGCTGGCATTGTACCTAAACCTAGGAGAACTTCACAATGCAAAATGTTGCAGCCTATCTTTACAGGGCAAAACAGAAATCTGGGAAAAACCATCTTGTTACGTACTTTGAGGCGAAGTCTGACGATCACGCGGAGACAAAGCGTGATTTTCTTTTCATGGAAGCTGGCCACTCAAAAGCCGACTACTTCGCGCCGGTGCGCATCGATTTTCCAGTCGTTGACGAGCTGCCCGCAGAGGGCGAATTCAGCGAAACATTCTGGCTTACCTGGGCGCTGGAAAGCGACGCCGGCAAAACCTGTGTGCCGCGCGACACGCTCGATCCGTCCGTGGCATTCCCGAAACTGTATCCCTACATGACAAAGCCTGCAGGTGGTGCAGGCGCAGCAGAAAACAGCAGGACCACTGAAAAAACGCAGGTGGTGCAGGAGCAGCAGAAACCTGCAGGTGAATACTTCGCATCGAGCCTCGACAAGCACACAGTGATCGCCGCTGCGTGGCTTTACGGCAATAACTGCCTGAAGCTGAACGACGAGCAATTGGCCGCGGCCAAAGCGCTCGTGATGGACGATGCACAGCGCTACCCGCAAAACGTCATTCTGGCGCTTACCAGCCTTAAACAGTTCGCACACACCTACCCGGAAATGCCGATCACGGTGATCTCGGGCATGAAAGCCATCTGGCCGCCGTTCGGCAAAGTGCCGGAGCTGGGAAAGCTGTGCCAATTCGCCACCGAATACCTCGACGCTACGGTAGAACAGCGCGCGGGCGTTATCTCGAAGTGGCAAACCTCAGCGGCTGGCGGCACCAAACCAGCCGAAACCGCGCCTGAGGGGCCATTGCGCACCGAATCCGGCGCGATCCTCACAAACGGCGCCGAGCCGGCAACCGGCACGCCGATCGACTCCCTGCAGATGCTGGAAACCGTAATCGGCTGCGCGCTGTATCCGTCAGATTTCGACATTTCCAACCCGCCCGGCGCCATTATCCGCGCGGTTACAGAGATGAAAAAGCGCAACGACGAGGCGCTCAAAGCATGGAATGAGCAGCTCAGCGCCACGCTTGGCGTTTTGCAGTTCTCCCGACAGGCAATTGTTGCATTAATCCGCGGGGCCGAAGAAAACCTGCACGTTACCCCCGGTGCGCTGCGCAGCTACATCAACGCCAATCTGATCGAGGTCGACGCTAAACCGGCGCAACAGAACGCGGAAGCCGTGCAACAAATTGGCACCGAAGCGCAACAAGCGGCCTCAAATACGGGCGAGAAAGATGAAGCGGCCACCGAGTTCGAGACTGAACGCTGCGCATGGCTTCGGGCTGAAATACGTGCCGCGCTGGCCGGTACGACTGGTGTTATGGATGAAAGCGACGTTGCAGAATTGACCGCAGCCGTCGGCGACGGAATTTCACACAGCTACATCGCTCGACTGCTGGCCAAAGAGATTGAAACGTGCGACCCATTCAAGCAGCTGATCGCGGATGAGGTTCACCACCTTACCTGCGATGTGTTGGAAAACTGGCAGGATAAAAAGGATCCGCGCGTCGCATTTATCGATTCCCGTGTTGAGTTTTATTTGCAGGAAGCACGCCGGGCAGCAGAGCAAAAATGTCAGGAAATGGCCGCATCCATCGACGGAGCCGGCAGCGGCGCGCTGCAGCAAGAAAATCCAGAGCCCGCGCAGGTTGACGCCTCAAATGAGGGCGTAAAAACGGAAGTCGCGCAGCAGCAACCCGGCGAACTCCGCAGCATGGGTGGCGGTCGATTTGACGTTTCCGAGTTGTTTGACGCGTCACCGCTGGCCAAGGTAGGCGCCACGACCGGCGACGATGTTCGCGAGTTCCTGGATTCGTCAACGGAAACAGCCGGAGTGTCAGGCGAAACGGCGGAATTGTCAGGTGAGAACGTCGATACCGCGGCGCCAGTCGAAGTACAGAACGAGGCTGCCGCGACAGTCGTCGATGCACCGCACCGGGAAGAACCGGCAGCCCCGGCATATTTCGAGCCTGGGCGCTATCTGGATATTCCGAATGAGGTCTACCACAGTGCCAACGGCATCAGCAGCACGATGGCAAAGGACGCGCGGATCAGCTTGATGTATTACCACGGCCGCCACGTCATCAAAACCATCCAGCGTGAGCGCACCGATGCGCTGACGTTCGGATCGTTGGTTCACGCGCTGGCGCTAGAACCTGAAAAGCTGGACGAGGAATTCAGCGTTGAGCCTGTGATCCCCGAGGGGGCATTCACAGATACAGCATCGATGCGCGCATTTATCGAACAGCACAACGCCACCCTGCCGAAACAGACCGACTCCGATACTCTGCGCGCCGTGATCGAGAAGCATAACGCCACCCTGCAAGCGCCGTATGCGCTGGGCGGCAACGCTGACGAAATCGGCCAGTTCTATATGCTGCTGCCGCCGGAATTTCAGAGCATCCCAGAGGACGCAAAAATCACCGCCACGGCGATGAAAGCCTGCATCAAAGAGTACAACGCCACCCTGCCGGCGCCGTTGAAAACCACCGGCGGCCGCGACGCACTGCTGGAACAGTTGGCGACCATCGATCAGGAGTTTGTCGAGAAAGAGCGCGCGATTCCGGCGCCGTTACCGGTCAGCGGCAGCAAAGAGGATATGGCCGCGCGTATCAAAACGATTTTGCCAACGGCGGTATTCGCCGACGAAGTGATCAGCGCATGGAAAAATAACAACGACCAGCGCCAGACGATCACGCAGGAGCAGATGAAACACGCGAAAGCGATCCAACATGCCCTGTTATCTCACCCTGAGGCCGGGCAATGGCTGCAACATCCGCAGCGCGCTACGGAGGTGAGTTACTTCGGGATTGATGAAGAAACGGGGCTTGAGGTGCGCGTACGGCCCGACCTGGAAATTGATACCGGTGCGCGACGCATTGCCGTCGACCTGAAGACCGTCAGCTTGCCGAACGTCAAACAGGATTACCTGCGCGCCCGCCTGCACCGCGAGATCATAGAGCGTGATTACCACATGAGCGCGGGCATGTATTGCGACGTTGGGATGTTCGATCAGTTCTTCTGGATCTTCGTCAACAAAGAGCCTGGTTACCATTGGGTAGCCGTCGTCGAAGCATCCGCCGATGAATTGGCGTGGGGACGCGCCATTTACAAAAAACAGTTGGCGGCAATCCGCAACGCCATGGATACCGGTATCTGGCCGGAGCCAATTACCGAGGTATTTACTGACACCCTTACCGATTACGAACTGTCATGCCTGAAAGAGCTGAACGGAGAGCCATCATGAGCACTGAAATTATCGAACAGAAAAAAAACGGCATCATCGACAACGTATCCATCCTGACTAATGGCGATCTGTTCGATCGCCTGATGAAAATTTCCGAAGTGATGGCGAAGAGTGGCGCGATGGTACCTCAACATTTTCGCGATCAACCCGATGCCTGTATGGCGATCACAATGCAGGCAGCGCGTTGGGGTATGGACCCCTTCGTCGTTGCTCAGAAGACCCACCTGGTTAACGGCACATTGGGTTATGAAGCCCAGTTGGTTAACGCCATTATCAACAGCATGGCGCCGACAAAAGATCGCATTCACTTTGAATGGTTCGGGCCATGGGAAAATGTCCTTGGCCAGTTTGAAGAGAAAACAAGTAAAAGCGGCAACAAATACATCGCGCCAGGCTGGTCTTTAGCTGATGAAAAAGGCGTTGGCGTCCGTGCATGGGCCACGTTGAAAGGTGAGAACGAGCCGCGTGAGTTGCTGCTTTATTTGTCCCAGGCTCAGGTCCGTAATTCAACGTTGTGGGCGAGCGATCCCCGTCAACAACTGGCGTATTTGGCCGTTAAACGTTGGGCGCGCTTGTACTGCCCTGATGTGATCCTGGGTATCTATTCTGATGACGAACTGCCAGATCCTGGGTCACGCACCGAGAAGGATATCACCCCGACGGCTGCCGCTGTATCTGAACTGGTTGCCGCACCCGCGGCAGCGCTGGATGAAAATAAGGCCGCCGAGTTGGCTGAGGCACTTAGCGCCGCGCTGGATGAAGCGGAGACTCAGGAAGAAGCAACCGCCATTGAACAGCGCATCGCCAAGCACAAAGACGCGCTGGGAAGTTCTCTGCTGTTCAGTCTGCGCGGCAAGGCCCAGAAGAAGCGCAGCGGCTTCAAGGCTGTGGGAGAGATCGATGCAGCTTTCAGTCAACTGGATGGGGCCAATAGTCAACAATTCCAGCAATTGGAAACCCTGGTAGCGAATCGGCAAAGCATTTTACCGCCGGCGGACTATGAACGCTTCACCGTTGCGCTTAACGATTTGCGGCCGGAGTACCAGCAATGATCGGTATCCTGATCGGTTTCGTTCTGCTGGTAAGCCCGTGCGGCCACGACGCGTGCGACGCGCTGCCGGTATCTGAACGAGTTTACTCAAGCCAGGCTGAATGCGAGCAGGTGAAAGAGGCAATCCAATTGCGCCGTCCGCGCGCCGTTCTCTACTGCGGCGACGTTTACCGGCAGGAGAAATGATTTTCGAAAATCAAAACACAACGCGGGCCACGACTAAGATCGTGGCCGGTTGTGCGCTGGAGCATAACCAATGATGAATAAATGGGTGAGAGTCAAAAGAGCTGCGGAGTTGACGGGGTACAGCGAAACCGCGTTATACGACAAGATGCAAAAAGGTGCGTGGCCAGAGGGGAAGCTTTGGCGGTACGCACCTGATAACCGGAAGCTGATCAATATGGAGGAGTACGACAGATGGGTGGAAAGCAAACCGATCCAGTGATGCCGCGTGGCGTTGCCGTGCACGGAAAATCTTTGCGCCTGACTTTTTCATACAAAGGGCAGCGATTCCGGGAATCCCTGGGCCTGCCCCCGACAAAGACCAACGTCAAGTTTGCCGCTGGGAAACTGGCGGCGATCCGGCACGAAATAAAAACAGGCGCATTCGTATACTCAGCGCATTTTCCTGAATCAAAAAACGGACTGCTATTCTCGGCGCGCAGCCAACGTACCGGCGTGCGGGTTGGCGATCTCTGCGATGAGTTTAAGGCACTGAAATACATCTCGATCAAAAAGGCGACCCGGCGCCGTTACAACGTCGGCTATACCCAGTGCCTGAACATTCTCGGCAGAGAACGGCTTATGGATGCAATTTACCCGGAGGACATTATGCGGATCCGTGCAGAGTTAATGAGCACGCGCGCCGCCAGCACGTGCAATCACTACATGTCAGTTTTCCGAGAGTTTTTAGAATTCGCCCAGCAGAACGACTACACAAACCGCCCCTTGGCTGCCGAACTAAAGCCCGTCCGGCGAAACAGCAAGGATCCCGATCCGCTGCTGTTGGAAGAGTTTCAGCGTGCGGCCGATGCCTGCCTGCAGGAGCAGCACAGAAATATAATCACTGTGTTGGTCTATACCGGATTACGCCCTGGGGAACTCGCCGCGTTGGCGTGGGAAGATGTCGATTTTAAACGAGCCGAGATCACCGTGCGGCGTGCATTATCTGACGGCAATTTCAAATTACCGAAAACCAACAAATCGCGGATTGTTCTGTTGCCGCCGCCGGCCGTCGCCGCACTAAAAAATCAGCAGCAATACACTGCTATGCAAGGGCCGATCGAGATCGTGGTAAACATCAACAACAAGGAACGGGAGTTTTCGTTCATTCGTCCCGTGTTCACGCCGGGAACAACGGCGAACGGCCGCCGGCACGGCGATTTTCTGCATTCGAATTCGCTGCCGAAAATTTGGCAGCAGATCTGCCGGCGCGCGGGGATTCGACATCGCACGGTGTACCAGCTCCGCCATACGTTCGCCTGCTGGAATCTCACCGCTCACGGCAACGTGGCATTCATCGCCAGGCAGATGGGGCATGCTGATTACACCATGCTCGTGAAAGTGTACGGCCGGTGGATGGAGGACGAAAGCGCGGCCGAAAACGCCCGGATATGGGACGCGTTAAAGAGCAAGGGCCATGACGAAAACGCCCCAATACTACCCCAGCCATTGGGGCTAATAGGGTAA